AACGCATTTGCAAACAAAAACAATACTGGATAGGAGGATAAATAAAGTGAATAAAAAGTTTTGGAATTGGGTTAAAAACGAGGACACACGAACATTGTATCTTGATGGAGCGATTGCTGAGGAGTCCTGGCTTGGAGATGAAGTAACGCCTAAACAATTTAAGGCAGAGCTTTTTAGCTGCGAGGGTGACATCGCAATTTGGATTAATTCACCCGGCGGAGATGTATTTGCTGCCAGCCAAATTTACAATATGCTGATGGATTACAAGGGAAAAGTTACTGTAAAGATTGATGGGATGGCGGCAAGCGCGGCATCAGTTATTGCAATGGCAGGCACTGAGGTACAAATGTCCCCCGTAGCAATGCTCATGATTCATAATCCCATGACCATAGCCTTTGGCGACACGGAAGAAATGGCAAAAGCTATTTCCATGCTAGACGAGGTCAAGGAAAGCATCATCAATGCCTATGAAATAAAAACTGGGCTTTCAAGGTCAAAGCTGGCACATCTTATGGATGCGGAAAGTTGGTTTAACGCAAAAAAGGCTGTAGAGCTTGGATTTGCAGACAGCATCATGTTTCAGAAAGAAGCTGAAATGGCACCTTCAAACGAAGGTGTCATTTTTAGCAGAATGGCAGTCACAAACTCAATTTTAAGCAAGCTTCCGCACAAGGAAAAGCAAGCAGGCACACCGATAAGCGTGTTGGATACACGATTAAATTTAATAAAATAACGGAGGAAAACAAAATGAGCAAGATTTTAGAATTGCGTGAAAAACGCTCAAATCTATGGGAACAAACAAAAGCCTTTCTTGATTCCAAACGGGACGAGAAGGGCTTGATTTCTATTGAGGACACAGCAACCTACGAAAAGATGGAAGCTGATGTAGTATCCATGGGCAAGGAAATAGAACGCCTTGAGAGACAAGCAACCATGGATATGGAATTATCCAAGGCAGTTAATACCCCTATTGTAGGGAAACCAACTGTCACAGAGGAAACAAAAACAGGCAGAGCGACTGACGAGTACAAGGGCGCCTTCTGGAAGACAATGCGTAACAAGTATAATTATGATATTGTAAACGCACTGCAAGTCGGGACAGATTCTGAGGGTGGCTACCTTGTGCCTGATGAGTTTGAAAATACCCTTATAGAGGGCTTGCAAGAAGCAAACATATTTAGAACACTAGCCAATGTAATTAGCACTTCTTCCGGGGACAAGAAAATACCAGTGGTTGCATCAAAGGGCATTGCTACATGGACTGATGAGGAAGCACCTATTACAGAAAGCGATGATGTGTTTGGGATAGTAAATCTTGGCGCGCACAAGCTCTCCACCATGATAAAGATTTCAGAGGAGCTGCTTAATGATAGCATGTTCAATCTGGAAAAATACATAGCAAAGGAGTTTGTTCGCAGGATTGGCAGCGCAGAAGAGGAAGCCTTTATTACAGGTAATGGCACAGGGAAACCAACAGGTGTTTTAGTAAGTGGTGAAGTGGGCTTAACTGCTGCAAGCGCTACTGCTATTACATTAGACGAAATGATAGACTTGTTCTATTCATTAAAAGCACCCTATCGTAGAAACGCTCAGTGGCTAATGAATGATGCAACTGTAAAATCCATAAGGAAAATGAAGGACGGCAGCGGCCAATACCTGTGGCAGCCATCTTTGCAAGCAGGCAACCCTGACACCATTCTCAACAGACCAGTTCAAACTTCTAGCTTTGTTCCAACAATAGGAGCAAGTGCAAAAACTATGGCCTTTGGTGATTTCAGCTACTACTGGATAGCAGACCGCCAGGGTAGAACCTTCCAACGCCTTAACGAGCTATACGCCATGACAGGGCAAGTAGGGTTTAGAGCAACTCAACGGGTTGATGGCAAGCTAACATTAACCGAAGCAATCAAAGTGCTTCAGCAGAAAGCGTAGGTGGCGTATGAGTTATAACACAAAGAATTACACAGAGCAAGGCGGGGACAAAACTGTAATTGGCGGCACTCTCGAAATTAAAGAGGGCGCTATTGTAACAGGGCTACCGAGCACTGGTTATACTCTTCCGCAGGCAATAGCGGAAGCACTGGGTGGTGTTAAGGCATCACCAAAGCTTGAGACTGATACCGTAGAAGCAAAAATCGGTGAGAACGGCAAGCTATATGTGCCGGGATATCCCACTATTCCTGAAACACAAACAATTCCTGTTGCAGAAAATCAAACGGCAAGCACCGCAGCCACTGTGGAGGCATTGGTAACAGACTTCAATGCGCTACTTGCAAAACTGAAATCAGCAGGCATTATGGCAGCAGACGAATAAAGAAGGGTGGCGGTGACAATGGAAACCTTGCTTCAAAAGGTCAAAGCAAATTTAATACTTGCCCATAACGAAGACGATGCATTGCTTCAAAGTTACATTGCCGCCGCCACTTCTTATGCAGAAGGCTATCAAAAAAAAGCAGAGGGTTATTATACCGATAATCCTATGCATCCAACCACAGAGCAGGCAGTAATTATGCTCTCAAGCCATTTCTATGAAAGTAGAGATGGCTCTACTGCCGGCTTTTTTGCCGACAATGTGCAAGCGGCAGGACAGGTGTGGGATACGGTGCATTTGCTATTAAGATTGCAAAAGGATATGATAATATGAGCTTTGGCAAAATGAATACATTAATTAGTATTATAAGCACAGAACCTGCAAAGGACGCAGATGGTTTTGTAACAACTGGCGACCGTGTGCTGGCTTCGATTAGAGCATATAAAGAGGAGCGACATGGGAATGAAGCTTGGAAGAATAGGGCTGCCTTCACAAGCGCAACAGCTATGTTTCGTTTTAGAAAAATACCAAATGTACAGATTACTACATCATTGACTATTGCATGCGCTGATGAGAGATACAACATCATTTCTGTTGAGGATGTCAAGGGGCGTGGCATGTATATGGAAGTCTTATGCGAGAGGTTGGTTGCAGGTGGCTAAGGTTGATATAAAAATGCCAGAGGATTTTTTGCTGAAACTCTCAAAGCTTGGCGACAAAACAGATAAAATTCTGCCAAAGGTGCTTGAGGCCGGGGGAGAGGTAGTAGTTGGCAAGGTAAAATCGAACCTTCAATCGGTTGTCGGGAAAGATACAAAATATGAATCTAAATCAACTGGTGAAATGGTTTCTGCCCTGGGACTATCCCCAGCAAAACAGGATAAAGATGGGAATTATAATATAAAGGTGGGGTTTAGTGAGCCTAGACGAGATGGCAGCAGCAATGCAAAGCTTGCGAATATACTCGAGTACGGGAAGAGCGGTCAGCCTGCAAAACCATTTCTGAAGCCTGCAAAATCAGCTTCTAAAAAGGCTTGCATTGATTTGATGAAAGCGGAATTTGAGAAGGAGCTGGAGAATATATGAGTATTTTAGCTGATGCAATTACTGCCTTGAATACAATAGACATCCCAGTTGAAACAGGCTATTTTAACGGCACACCGCCTAATGAATATGTTGTAATTACACCACTTACGGACACATTTGCGGTATTTGCAGACGATACACCGCAGACTGAAACACAGGAGGCAAGGCTATCCCTTTTTAGCAAAAATAATTATTTAAAGAGGAAGAACCAACTTGTCGGTGTGCTACTGCAGGCAGGTTTTACTATTACCGATAGGCGCTATATTGGTCACGAAGATGATACAAAATATCACCAATATGCTATTGATATAGCCATAGCCACCGAGGTGGCATTAGAATATAACTTAGAGGAGGAATTATAATGGCAACAATCGGACTGGATAGGCTTTACTATTCAAAAATAACAGAGGCAACAGACGGCACTGAAACCTTTGGTACACCCAAGTTGTTGGCAAAGGCTATGAAAGTGGATTTGTCTGTAGACCTTGCTGAAGCTGTGCTTTATGCAGATGATGGAGCGGCTGAAGTGGTCAAGGAATTCAAGAGCGGCAAACTGTCTCTAGGGGTAGATGACATTGGCGCTTCTGTGGCTCAGGATTTAACAGGCGCATTAGTTGATGATAATGGTGTGCTTATTTCAACCAGTGAGGATGGCGGCACACCTGTTGCAATAGGCTTTAGGGCTAAAAAGGCAAACGGAAAGTACCGTTACTTTTGGTTGTACAGAGTCAAGTTTGGCATACCGGCTACAAACTTAGAAACCAAGGGTGACAGCATCAAGTTTTCTACTCCTACTATTGAAGGCACTGTTATGCGCAGAAACAAGCTGGACGGTCAAGGCAACCACCCATGGAAAGCCGAGGTTAGCGAGGATGATACTGATGTTATTCCTGCAACAATTGCAAGCTGGTTTACAGGGGTCTATGAACCGGAATTTGCGGCAGCTTAGGGAGGTTATGAAATATGGATTCTGATAGAAGCGCAAAAATTACAATTGGAAATGAAGAATATTTCCTTATTCTAACCACTAAAGCAACAAAGGAAATTGCCAAACGCTATGGCGGACTTGAAAATCTCGGCGGCAAGCTTATGAAGTCTGAAAATTTTGAAATGGCGCTTGATGAGATAGTATGGCTAATAGCGCTGCTTGCCAATCAAAGCATTTTAATTCATAACCTGCATAATAAGGACGATAAAAAGGAACTGCTTACAGAGGAAGCGGTCGAATTGCTTACCTCGCCGTTTGAGCTTTCAGCCTATAAGGATTCAATTATGGAGGCAATGGTCAAGGGAACTAAAAGGCATATTGAGAGCGAGGATAGCCTCACCAATGGTGAACCCTCAAAAAACGTGGAAGTCGAGTAAGTGATCAGGAATTATTTGCTCGACTTATTTATTATGGGGTAACGCAATTACAAAGGGCCGAACAGGAAGTGTGGCTTATGCCCCTAGGCACACTGCTTGATCAGTGGGAGATACATAAACAGTTCGGAGGGATGGCAAAACCTAAAAGGGAAGTTTTTATCGATGAGATTATTTCAGGGGAAATCTAGAGGTGTATGCATTATTTTCTGATATAACATGCAATTACATTCGTACTATGTCGATTTGCAATGTGAAAACTATAATAATTCCAAATTATTTTGGTTAAGTATTAAAATAGT